GCGATGGTCATGCTACTCACCACGCATCGGAGATTCGGCCTCGGGAAGTCCAGCCAAGGAAGTCAAAAGGCTCAGAACCGCCGCCATGATCGTGACGGAGCAGAACCCAACCCAGTCGGCCTCGAAGACTCCAATCGCGCCGCTTCCCAAGTATGCAACGCCAGCTTGCGCCCACGTCTTCACGGCGCGGATTCCCGCAGCCTTGAGCCAGGTCTTCCAGCTCAGCTTTTCGGTCTCGCTCATTCGGTTCCTCCTATCTTGATGCTCTTGTAGTCTTCGTGTAGTTCGTCGTATCGGTGGTAGAGGTTTTCCACTTCGGTTTCCAGCTTGTACGTCCGCTCGATGACGCCGTTGTGCTTTTCCACCCTCGCGCTCAGCGTGTCAAGCTTGGTTTCCAACCGCGCTATCGAATCAGCGTATTTGCGCTCGCGTTCCTCGCTTGCTCGCTTAGTTGCCATGTACGCCCCGAAGATTGCACAGATGGCCGATACAATCGGCGAAATTAAGACGCTCCATTCCATGTGCTCACCCCCTATGCACCGATGAAGTAGTCGCCGCAGAAGTACAGCGTCCCGTTCGCGCTGAGCGCCGAGATATTGGCTTTTAGAGCACCATTCGTGTCGAGATACGCCGCATGGGAGCCATTTGTAAGCGAGGGAATCGATACGGTCATGGCCTTCGGCCTGTAGGCCATGGCGACCGTCCCGAGCGTCTTGTTCCCAGCGGTCTGAGCTGCGGAGGTCTTGATGTAGGCGTACACCCTGACCACGCCGAGAGCTTCGTTGTACTGCACCGAGACGGTAGTCCCAGTCCACCCGCTCGACCACGTAATCCAGTTGGCGGCTGAGACGGTCGTCCACGTGTTGAGGCCGAGAGCATTGCGCCACAGCTGCTTGTCGGAAAACGCGACCGTGCGAGTGCCGTTCTTGGTGACGCCAAGCGAGAGCACGTTGTCGAGATTCGCGCTGCCGTTTCTCCTTCGAGCCGCCACCGTGGTCGTTATGTTGCCCTCGGTATCCACGGCTGTCCCGAGCCAGCCGATATACCTGTCGCTCTCGTCGATGAAGCTGTGGTACCTGTACGTAGTCGCGGTCACTCCGTTATTACTTGCCGACGAGTCCACGCCAGCGAGTTTCACGACGTGGTTGTTTGGCCCGATTATGGAGCCGTTCGCCGTTATGGACACGGTCTGCCTGTTGGCGATGGTGCCGCAGTTTGTATGTAGCTGGATTGAGTTGTCTGAGGCGAGATGCAGGGTCTCGTCTCCAGCTGTAACACCGAGCGCAGTCCACAGGTTAGCAGCCGACTCTCCAGCACCTACGATTGTGAGGCCACCGTCGCCCAGCAGCACGGCGTCGCCGTCTCCGTTCGCAGCCGAGATTGTCCTGAGTACCCAGCCGTTGCGCGTGCCACCGCCCTTCACGCGGATGCCGTTCTCCTCTGCGGTCGTGTTGGTGCCGAGTGTGACGGTGTTCTTCACGCCGAGGTTGCCCGTGATGTTCGTATCGGCTGAGACGTTCACGGCGTTGGAGGCCGTGATGTCAACGTTGCCGTTGTACCCATCGACGGACACCCTCGCGCGGGTCGTGTTCGTGTACCTTGCGCCCAGCATGGCAGATGTTCCCATGAGGGTCAGATACGCCTCGTAAAGCGGCAGGGACGCGCTCACGATTCGGGCGTTCAGGTTGTTCGCCCTGATTTGGAGAGCGGATGCGTCATATGGGACGTTGTTATGCTTCGGCGTGTTTACCAGCCATACAGCGCCGCCGTCGATTTCGCTATATGCGCCAACAATATCGGTCAGCGCATCTTCGAGCGGCAGAGTGGACATGCCAGTGTAAGGCTCGGTAATCGAAGGCGAAAACTGGCTATTCTCTACGTCCGTATGCCAGAAGTGCGGGGAGGCCATAGAACCGCCGCCGCCCGAGCCACCCGAACCGCCAGACCCCGATATGGAGTCCGAGCCGCCGAACTCGAATGTTGTGTTCGACGGGTCTAATAGGTCGCGGGTAATCGCCGTCACCATGCGGTCAGCGTCCACGGTCTTCCCGGTAATGTGGATTACCTGCCCGCACTTGATGTTATCGATGCCATCGCCGTATCCCGCATCAACCATGTCAATCGCGCTGACTTGGATGGTCTGCACGTCTGCTTGGTTTTGCAGGAAAGAAACAGCACGCCTCATGAGGTTGAGCGGTTGGGTAATGTCGGGGTAGTGGAGGATTTCGACCCTATCGCCGATTTCTTCCCTGAGCGCATCGTTCCAGAGGATGTAGCTTCCCATCGTGTAACCGCTCGGAAGTGACGATTCCCAGTCGTGGTACTGGTATAGGTTGTAATACATCGTCTGGCCGTATTGGTTCTCCCAGCCAGCCTCTGCGCCATAGATGAGCACGCCGCTGAACTTTGCCCGCGGTTGCTCTTCGACATCCAACCCCAGAAGGTTGATGCCCTTTTCTATGTCTTGGGTGGCGGTAGACGCGGACGGAGCCGCCAGCCAATCGACGATGTATCCGTCTCGGATTTCGATATATCCGCCAATGGACGAACCTATGCACTTGTCGGCTATCTCGTCCCACAAGTTCACTGGAGTCTCGGATGCCCTCGTGATGTAGTCGTTCGAATCGGCAACCGTCACGTTGCCAACTGTCAGTGCAGCTTCGGAATGGTCGAACAGCGCCTGTAGGTATCCTGCGACTGTCCCGCTGTACGAGTAAGGAGCGACGGGGTAATCGTTCAGACGGGACAGAAGACCCTCGCAGACGAATGTGTGCTTGCCCGTCACATCGTCGAACTGATGCGAGTATATGCGCCCTGAAAACACCTTCTCGTCATCGGCGCTCTCGTTGTGCGCCACGATGGTCGGCGAGTTTTCGTAAACCCCTGGAGCGCCTATCAGCCTGAGCAGCGCGGCTAGCGCGGGATGCCCGTCGTAGATGGAAAACGTGAGCACTGGCGAGGCGTTCAGCGCCTCTGAGAGCGTGGCCTCTTCGACTGGGTAGCGGTCAGGTAGCGAGCTGCCTTTATACAAGACGACGTAACCCGAATAGTCCTCGTATGCGAAGATTGAGTACATCAGATAACCACCGCCTGGATGGTGAGCAGCACGTACTCGCCAACGCGCTCGTACTTCGTGATTGAGCATTCCGCGTCATAAGTCGATGCATGGTCGGTGATGGTTATCACCTTGCCGTTTACGAAATCGACGAGAGTCCGCCCTTGGTTGTCGTTTCCGGCGACGTTGTCATTGCCGACAATCGCAACGTCGTATTCGCGAACCTCTGAGCTGTAGGCCATGTTCCCAGTTGCCGCGCGGGATATGTCGAGCGGCTTCGAGCGACCTGGGATTTCCACGAACTTCTGGAGTGGTTGCGCGGGAGTCAGCCGCGAGTCTTGCAGTATGCCGCCGCCGAATTGTGAAATTGACAGCGTGCGCGTGCCGTCGTTGAGCGTTAGGCTCATGTCTCTCATGCCAACCCCCTAGCGGTCATTGCCCGACGAGCCCCGAGCGTCGAGTCCATGCGGGACGCGATGCCGCCCACGAGCGTCTTGCCGTCGAGGTAGATGTTCGAATCCTTGCCGGCGATTACCCGCAGAAGCGACACGATCTCGCCCGTGTCCATCTCGGATGCGACGGATTTGGCGAACGGTGTCAGCGCGGGTTGCGTCAATGGAACGACGGCCTCCTTGCCAGCTTCGCCCGCTCCGATGAGCGTGGGAGAGTCCACGATGCCGCCGCGTGCGTACCATTCGACGTGCGGAAGCGGGATGTTCATCGGGCCGACGCTGACGTTTTCGAACGACACGTGCGGCAGCGGGAAGTGGATGGAGCCGATGGCATCGGTAATCATCGAACCCAAACCGCTAAAGAACCCGAGGATTTGCCCAGGGATGCCGCTCAGGAAGTCCAAGGCTCCTTGGAAGGTGGACTGAATCCACCCCGTCACGGTCGTGAACACTGACATGACGCCATCGCCCCATCCCTTGATGGCGTTGCCGATGGTGCCAAACGTCGAGCCGATGGATTGCCCAACCTGCGAGATTCCGTTGCCCAGGTTCGTGAAGAAGTCACCGACCGATTTAAACGCGTTCTGCGCCCCCGTTGCCCAGTTGTCGATACTTGGGCCGATTGACGCGATAAACGGACTAATGACATTATCTCCGAGCCACTGGAAGCCTTGTCCGAGCATCTGGACGGCATCGGCCACAACTCCGATGACAGGCTCCAAGGCTTCGAACAGAACCCCCACGGCATCCAAGGCAACGCCCAGGATGCCGCTGAGGATTCCAGCGACGTTTTCGACGATGGAGCCAAGCTTGCCCAGAGAGTCGGAGTTCTTGGTGATGAATCCCTCGAACTTGTCCAAGGCTTTGGTAACGCCGTCCATCAGCTTCCCAGCTAGAGGCTCCAAGGCCGCTTTGGCGCGGTTCTGGATGCGCTCCCATTTCTCAGGCCAATCTTCGGTGCGCTCCATGGTTCCCATGATGCCGTCACCCGCACCGAGTGCGGCGTTCTTCATGGCATCGAGTGAGAGCGTGCCAGATTTCACGGCATCGAGGAATTGCGCGGAACCCTTCGTGCCGAACACTTCCTCGGCTAGCTCCAAGGCCGATACCTCATCGCCTACGGCGAGATATTCCTGGAGTTCGTTGATGATTCCCTCGTAAACCTCCTGCGCTGGCTCGCCAGTATCAGCCGCCTCTTTGAGCACCTTGGACAGCTTGCCCATCGTGCTCGCTGCGTCGAGGCCAGC